GAAGATGGTTACTTAGAGAACAGCTATGACTGGTACTGCAATGAGATAGGTGCTAAATGGTGTCACATTGATGAATGTCAAGATAGATACATCAGTGGCTACAGTGCATGGAGACAACCACACGAGTTAGTAATAAATCTAATTGAATACTTTGCAAAGAAGTATGATACTGAAGTGACTGCAAGTATGACTTATGAAGATGAGTTTAGAAACTTCATGGGTAAGCAGTACTATGGTTCTGACAAGTGCGAAGAGGATGGTTGGTACGGACATGATGGAGACTATAACGAGACTGATGGAGACCAGCTTATGGAGCAGTTTAAAGAACTATATCCTAGTATTGATACCGAAGATGATGACTTCTGGTATAAAGAGTACGAAGTCGATGGAGAAAAGATATATCCTAGCGAAGTCATAGACGAGTTAGCAGACCAGTTTTGGGAGAGTTGCTAATGACTCAATATAACGAGATAGTAGAAAAACGAAAACTTTACCTAAAAGCAGAAGATTGGGGGAATAAAGTGTCCCAGCATTATGTATGTAAAAGTGGAATGGGAGACTTGGGTTATGGAGATGGCTACTTTGTTTACTACAACAATGGAGCAGTGCATAAAATGAAAGATAAAGGTTTTAGTATAGTACAAAGCCCAATGTCAATTGAGGAGGTCATAGATGCGTATACTAGAAAGGATAATTAGTAGATTTTTAGAGTGGTCGTTCAAAAGAACAGCAGAAAAACAATGGAGAAACAGAAAAAATGGCAGTTAATTACACACAAGACCAAGTAGAGTATATAGTAAACCAGTATAGACTAGAACCAACTAGAGAAACTGTGGAGAACTTAGCAGAAGAACTCAATAAGAGTGTAAAATCTATCATAGGAAAACTATCAAGAGAAGGAGTGTACAGAAAAACCGAGTACACAACCAAAGCGGGTGAGAAGCCAGTCACAAAACTGGAGCTGGTAGAAGAATTAGAAGAAAAACTAGGAGTAACGCTTTCGGGACTAGAAAAAGCACCAAAGGTAGCATTAAAAAATATATTAAAAGGAATAGCAAATGAGAATATGTAAATTAGTAAAAGCTGGAGAGAACCTTCAGACAATAGACAAGCATGGTATATATGCAGAGGTATTGGAACTTATCGAAAGTCCCAGCGGGTATAAAGCAAGACTAGAGTTTGCTGATGGACACAAAGACACGCTGAGTGTAAGACGAGTAAGAATGCTACAGACTGAAGTACCTAGGTCAAGAGGAAGCTTCTGGGACTGAGGACAAGTAGGAGAAATTTGACATGAACCCACTTAATTGTGGGTTTTTTATATTGCAAAAAAAATTTGAATTGGCACAAGTTGTGTAGATTTTTGATAAGTTTTTAGTAATTAGTGTTTAGTGTGGGTTTTTAAATCCCAGAATTGGGATGTTTGGTTTCATTGTATGATATAGTTTACACAATAAGCTCTCTTGTATTTGACTAATTAGAATATCCGTTCAGCACATTTCTTGACGAAATGTGATTCTCGGATTCAATTCAAGGATTAGTCGAGTGAGAGCAGTTAGTGGTTTGTGTTGGTTAACTATCATAATTTATGATATTATTATATCACGACTTTCACCATAAAGCAAGAATTATTTTTCTATGCAGTATGGCATAACTTAAAGTCGTAGGATAGAGTAATTATAAAATATTTTTTAGAATGTGATTTCTTCTGTCTTTGGTAAGATTGATTCTATGTTTTTTAATAGTTCACCAAAAGACTCTCCATGAAATTGGTAATCTGTTTTCTGCTTGAATGCGTATAGTGATTGGTATCTCTTACTTGGTAAAATCAGTCTCGAATTGAAAATGAGAGGTGTCTCGTATCGAACTTCACTATCATAGGCAATATGTTGATTGCCGTATTGTATAGCACCTTGCGTTGGAATAAGTGCGAGTCGAGCAAAAGGTTCTTCTTTCCAAAGTGGTAAACCTGTTGCTTGATTGATTGGAGGTGTACATTTGAAAACAACTATTTTCGTGTTGTGTATTTCTAGCCAATTTACTTGGTCTACTGTAGGTGCTACATATTCTTCTATTTTTGCATCTGCAAATTTCATTCTATTTCCTTGCCTTGTGGCGTATTTTAAGTTCTAATTGGTATTTTTTCTTTAACTCTAGTTGTTTTGTTCTTTTTCTGTAGTTATTGACTTCATTGCGTTTTTGATTGGGTTTGACATGATATTTTCTATCTCTTACTTCTTCTTTTATTCCAGCGTTATCACATTTTTTGCGAAATATCCTGAGTGCTTTTTCAAAACTCATGTTCTTAGCATCAACTCTTGGCATCTGACCTCCTGTGAAAAGACCAACCACGTTTCCTTAGATAGTATACTAATGAGGTGACAGACGCTGGACTTCTATCCAGTGCGATTGCAATATCTTCCGTTGACTTTACATTGTAATGCCTCTTTAGATATTCTTTCTCTGTTGTAGTCCATGCTCTTTTTGTCATCCCTTTGGTCTCCAGTTTAGTGCAGAAAAAAGTGCCCACTCTGGTACTTTGTATCTTGTCTCTGTGTCAAATTGTATGTTATCATTTTGATTGAAGTCGTTATCTTCGATATGAGAGTATAAAGAGTCCCATGCTTGTTTATGGTCATGCCCAGCGTACTGTGCATAGCTTTTGGGTTCTTTATTTGCTACTCCATCATTTGACCTCTGTATCTTTCTAATGTTTAGAAAGTTTTTATAAGTCAACTCAGAGTCTCCAGTCAAGTATTGATGTCTTTTGTATTCTGTCCATATACTTTTTAATTTATCTACCTCTACAACTTTTTCTTTCGGAGCGAGCGGTAAATACTTTCTTCTTATTGGTTTCTTCATAAGAATATTATACTAAAAATTTTAATTGATGTCAAGAACTATTTTTAAGTTAGTCAAACATTTATCTTGACACAAGGTGAAAAAGTTGCTATAATATTATCTATGATAGAAAATGATATAAGTTATGGAATATTTGTGGTTATGTGTGTAGGTATTGCTTGGACACTAGGAAAACAAGTTGGAATTAGAAGCACGATAGATTATCTTGAAGACAAAGGTCTACTAGAGTTTGATGACTCTGAAAAATAGTTCTTGACATCAAGGTTAATTTTTGATATAATTATTTTGTAAGTGATAGAATTCACTTGCATATTGGTGCGTCTACCGTAAGGAGACGTGAATTATTTACTGAAAAGGAATTATGGAGAAAATTATGAGTATAGATTTAAGCAAATTTTGGCTTGGATTGGATATGCCTACACTACCGTCTTATACGGATGCAGCATATCCACGATATAACTTAATCGAAAAGGCAGGAGACTATCGTATAGAAGTCGCAGTGCCAGGATGGAGCAAAGATGAGTTGGAGATTGTTTTTGATAACAAAGAACTTCACATTAAGGGTAAAAAAGAAACAAAACTAGGAGAAGATGAGAATTTTATTCATCAAGGACTAAGTCTAAAATCTTTTGAACGAAGATTTATTCTAAACGCCGACCTACAAGTAGAGAAAGTAAGTCTACAAGACGGATTGTTGACAATCACACTGTTACGAACTCCAGATTCCAAGAGAAAAATCTTGGAGATTAGTTGATGAGAACATTATCAAAAGTTCGTGATAGTATATGTGAGAATGGAGAGTTTTGCAACATGATTGCAAATACAACTCTAGTATGTGCCTTTGGAGGCATAATGGTGAATTCCATTGCCATTCTTACTTAAACTGTCAGAATGTATTAGGGGAGCTTCGGCTCCCCAATCTATAGGAGAAAAAATGCAAATTTCAATAGAGGGATTATCCCTAATCAAAAAATTCGAAGGAATGGAACTAGAGGCATACAAGTGTGCAGCTGGCGTATGGACTATCGGATATGGACATATTAAAGATGTCAAAGAAGGAGATGTAATTACCAAAGCAGAAGCAGACGAAATGTTAGTGCATGAAATAGAGGAGTACGAAAACTATGTGAACACAGCAGTAAACGTTCCACTTTCTCAATGTCAATTCGATGCAATTGTGTCTTGGGTGTTCAATCTCGGTAATGGTAATCTTCGCGCTTCAACTATGTTGAAAGTCATCAATTCTGGCGATCACGCTGGAGTCCCTGCTCAAATCAAAAGGTGGAACAAAGCAGGAGGTAAAGTCTTAGAAGGACTTATCAGAAGAAGGGAAGCAGAAGCTTTATTATACGAAGGAAAAGACTGGAGCAATGTCTAAGTTTCTAGATAAAGTAGGTGAGTGGTGGTTTTGGTTTAAAAACCTGTTCACTACTTATTATAGTCTCAAAGTGAGTTATAATGCTACTTGGGGAGACGCAGACGACCAAGAATTTATCGTCAAGAAGTTCATCAAAAAACAACCAAAGTTTATATCATTCATCACAGAGGACGGAGAGTTAGTAGAGATTAGTGGTGCTGATGGACTTAATTACAGGATTCAACAATTATGAACCAATTAACAATAGGTGGATTAGTTGTATTAGGAGGTCTATGCTACTTTCTATACAGTCAGAATGAAACCTTAAAAGAAAACAATATCAAGTTAGAAAATGCAGTGCAAGCCCAGCAAGAGGCAATGGACACACTGCGAGAGTCTTACGAAAAACAAGGTAAGTCTCTTATGAATATGTCTAGAAGAAACTCAGAAATAGAAGCTGAAAAAGCAGAGTATCTTGCAATATTTAGCAGACACAATTTAGATATGCTAGCATTGAAAAAGCCCGGTCTTATGACTAACAGGTTCAACAATGGTAGTGAAAAAGTGATGGAGGGAATGGAAGATGATACAGAAAAGTTATACGAGCTTACTGTGCCTAGCACTGACGATAAGTAGTTGTAGTTTACTTCCTACTAAGAAAGTAGAAATAGTATCTAAACCAATTGAAATCGACATCATGCAACCTGATTTACCAAGACCAGTAGAGCTTACAGCTCCTCAATGGTGGGTAGTATCACAAGCAAGAATTACAAACCCCTGTATCAAAAGAGTGCAAGATGATGGCAGTATGAAAAGACCTAAATCCTGTCTCAAAGAAGATACAGAAAATCCAGATTGGCCTGAAGGTTATACCTACCTAGACCAGTTTTTGGATGAAATGAAAGAACAAAATAATGGAGAAGTACTCTTTGTAGGAACAACCATTGGAGATTATAAAGTCATGTCAGAAGATATGCAAGAGTTAAAAAGGTACATCAATCAACTAGGAGAAGTAATAATATACTATCGAACAGTTACAGCTCCAAGCGAGATAAAAGATGAAAAATGAAAAAACTTTTAATAAACAACCGAGAAATACTTGATTCTTTAGATACTTTAGCTACTCAAGTATTACAACACCCTACTACGTTTAGATACACACCACCACCTAATGTGACTATGGCAAGACTTAAAGCAGTTATGGATGCAGATGATGGTACAATAGAAGAGTCTAATGGTGTAGATTATGCAGGTAGAATTTTTAATACAAATGAGTATCAACATTACTCTAGTATAGATACTGGAGTAAAATCTTTTAATGCAAGAAGACCTCTTCTGTTAAAGTATCAGCTTTTAAAATGGCTAAGAGATACAACAAATAATCAAGCATGGGAAATGGACACATGGGAATTACAACCAGAGTACCATGGATGGACACCTTGGCATAGTGGAAAAAATAAACCAATAAACTTTGTAAGATTCATTTGGAATTCAGGTTCTGGAGTAACGAATTATGTAGCAGAAGGTAAACATTATAAGTACAGAGATTCTAAATACACAGGACAAAAGTGTTGGAATTGTTTAGTAGGAAAACTAGATGGAAGACAGTATTTATCTGATAGAAATATTGGTAATCATAAAAGAGTAATAATACAGTTAAGCTTACCTTCAAAATACAATACAGCATTAGAAGAGTTTGTACATATCTTATCAGAAGGACAACTTACACAACCTTTAGAAAAAGGATATGTACCCCATGAAAAAAGAGTAAATTGGGACTAAATGTTTAAGCTCATCAAAATGTTATTTTGGAGGAAAGAGTTAACTTCCTCCTCCAATTGGTTTGATAAGAATCAACCAGCACAAGATAGATTCTGGGAGTTAGAAG